CCTTCTTGGAAAATCTGCTGTCTATCCAAACCTTACCATAGTATAAGATAAAAAGCCAAAATGTAAACAGTATACCTTCTAGGTACGATAAATCATTCCACGCATCTAATACCATATTTTCCATTTATTTACCTTTCGTTGCATTATTCAAAGAATCAATGACATCATCGATATTCGGTTCTTTTCCCCACGGGTTATACCGACATTTGTATTGCTTTGGGCACCAACTCTCAATCATCAACTCATAAGTTTTATTATTACCTATATAAATACAAGCCATCTGTCCCGTTTTAGATTTTATTCTTTTTTTTAAACGACATGTTGTATACTTTTTTTTCTCAATCTTACCTTGATTCTGTAGTTGTTGTTTTGTGTATGGCTTTGGTACATATGTATAATCTTTACCATATGCTTTACTAGAAAACAAACTTGCTAATAATAATAAAAAACCACCCATTACTAGAGCAAGAAACAACCAAGCTATGCCCTCACCTATCTGTCGCCTCATCTGTTGTTGTTTATAAATTGTTTGTTGTCGCTGTTTTCTGATCTGACCTTCCATCTGTAGAAGTTCATCATAGGCTTGTGGTCCATGAGTTAAATTCAAAAACATCTTGAGTTCGTATCTCTGTTCCTCAAGTTTCTTTTTTGCAGCATACGCAGCCATTGCCGCCTCCTCAATAGAACCTGCTTTAAAAAGTTTTCCAAACAAGGGAGGATTCTTGGCTTGCTTTTCTGCATGATCAACATCTGATATAGCTCCCATCCAACGTCCAATGTCCCCCGACATTTGTTCAATGTCACGACCAACGGCAAATCCCTGTTTGATTGCACTAAAAGCTTTTGATGCCACGCCAACGGCTAATGATATAGTTACTGGATCCATATCCAGATTATATCATAGGTTATTTAGCTTTGTTACCCCTTGCAGCTGACGCCATATTGATTCGATAAATATTTACATCGTTTCTATCGTCAGCAATATTCTCTTGTAGCTTTTGTCTTTCTTGAGCTAGTTGATATGCTTGCTGTAACTTGGCTGCATCAACTTGAAAGTTCATTTGATCATTCATAGCCTTACGTTGAAGTTCAGTTGTGTCATTCTCAAGCTCTTTCTTTCTAATCTCAACCAAAGGATCTGTCTGCTGTGGTGCCAATGTCGGAATCAACTCATTCAAAATCTCACCAGTTTGTTGAGCAATCGCTGCTTCCATTGCTGCTGGATCAATCTCTGGAACAGGTTCACCTCTCATTTGTGCTTCTTGAGCCGTCTTTTGAAAGAATGTGGTCACCTGATCACGAGCCATTAAACCAATATGATCTTGTACATGTGCATGTAACATCAAGTAACCTTGTGGATTTGCCTGTGATGCAGGATTTGCCAAGAATGGAATATGTGCTCTAACATGTGCTTCATGATCCTGCTCTGGGAATGCTTGTAAAGGCATACCTTTTAGAGCATTTCCGTTCTCGGTTGCCGGATCAATAGGCTGTGGTTTTGGCGGTTCTGGTAAAATAGCGTCAATATTCTTAATATCTAACGCATCATACATTCTTCTATACGCTTCTCGCAAATTATGCATCTGCGGTGCAGCTTGTGCCATCTGTAATTGTGTCTGAGCCAGTGATAATCGCTGTGCCATAGAGAAAATGTTAGGATCTGACACCGGAAGTATGTCCACACGACCATCAAAGTCCTTTTGCATAGTCTCTGGAGGTACATTTCCAACAAAATAAGGGTATGGCATCGGATTTTCACTAAAAATCTCTGCTAACATGCGAAATTCTTGCTTTTGTCCGTAATGTAGTCGCTTATGTATGGAAGATATGATCTTTGAACCCTGTTCTATCAACGCAACAGTCGTTCCAACAGGTGCATTTGAGTTCATGTCAGCTATTTTTGCATCTGCAACCTGTGCAAAACGCTTTCCAGAGTCAACAACAACACCTAATAGATTTGCTAGTGTGGCTGAAGGCTCTTTGTATGGCAATGGGATGATTGAGTTCTTGAGATCTCCGCCTGGGACGTCGATGTCACGAAACTCCCCAGGATTAAGAGGCTCATCATCATTACGAATGCGAACACCACGAGCCTTAAAGCCAGCTGGTAAATTAGAGAGCGTACCTGCATCAATTAATTGCCTAAGAATAGAAGTTGCTGCACGAGATAAGCCTCCGATTGTGTGTAGTAATCCAAAACCATAAAATCCAAAACCTGGTAAAAACTTAAAGTGAACAAAATATTGTCTCTTTCTCTTTAGTGCGTCTTCTTCTCTAAAGTTTCTAACCACCGATAACACTTTTCCAGAACTCTGATCAATGGTGACAATATAAGGCAACATAACACCCGAAGGATTCCCCTCCATATCCGTGTCTTCAAAACCTTCCAAGTCCAAGTCAATGTGGCATTCCAATAAGGTATAAGAGTCATCAGAATAGTTCGGACGTAGTCCCAACAACTCATCAGCACGCTCTTGGATAGCTCCTTCGTCTTCGCCATCATCCGATTCAGATAGTTCAACATCTCTATATACTCCTGCTACTTGTAGTTTGCGAATATCATTATATGACATTCTAACAACATGTGTCACCCTCTCCGCTGTTCTTAAATCACTAGCCGAGTACGGAACAACCATATCTTCAGCTGGAACAAACTTAGAAACGGCTCTCTGCTTTGTTTCGTCAAAATAAACTTTTTTAAATGTAGAACCAGTTAATGGCAAATAAAATAACATTTGATCAGTGTCTGGATCGTATTCTTCCATGATCTCAGTAATCTGATAATTCATGAAATCTTCTACACGCTGTGCTTGATCTTCAGTCTCCTTGGTCGGTGATCCAAGGATCTGGGTCTTTATAGGTCCGCCACTTGGTAACATCTCTTTGTAAGCCTGTGCTTGAAATTGTGTTACAGCCTCACTTAATAATGGATGTGTTACACCACTGGCACCTAAGAAGGGTTCACTTCGATCTTCGTAATTAATACCAAGTAACCCTAATCCCTTTGCAATCGCTTCTTCCCAATCTTCTCTAGACTCAACGTCTTCACGGAACTTGGCTCGTAAATCTGAAGATAGCTCTCCCAAAACGCCATCGTCAAGAACCTCTGCGAGATTGGCTGTATGATCATATTCCTCTGCTTCAACTTCTACTTCCTCATTACCAACTAGTTCAACACCCTCGGGCATTTGTTCCATGTCTTCTTCTAATTCAACTTCTAGATCCAAATCATTTATATTGGTTGCTGTTTCACCACCTGCTCCCATTGATGGCTCCATCATTCCTGCTATTTCTCTAGGTTCTGCCATTAGTATATCCTCGTAGTTCGTTTTTTGTTGGGTAACATTCTATCTGAAAATCTATTTTTTACAGTTACATACTTTTTGTTTTTTTGTTTTGTTTTGTTTTTCTTATTCACTTTTACTGAACCACCTTTCGCCCACATAGGTTTTGTGGGATCGTCCCTAAATACTTTACTATCTTTATTATTTTCATACCTTTTTACCGCATCTATTAATTTTTTAGAATCTACCGCACCACCTGGTAATCTGAAAAAAGGATCTTCTGCATTTGGTTTTTGTCTTCTTGCTGCTAATTGTTGTGAAGCAACAACCTCTTCTGCCACTTGTTTCTTTTTTTGTTGCTCTGCTTTTTTAACAGCCTCTGCCTGTTTCTCTTGCATTCTTCTTGCAAACTCAGACGCTTCTTTTATCTCTCCTGGTTTTCTTCTTAAACCCGGAAGTTCTTTTCGACCAATATTTCTAGTTCCTTTGTATATATCTCCGCCATACTTTTCTAGTAATAATTCATTACCAGTTCTTCCTGTTTCTTGTTGCTTGGCTATACTTAAATCTGGATCATATTGTAGTCTTCTTTTAATATCACCAGGTCTTAATGTCGAAAGCTCCTCTTCAGAAATAGGTCTTCTTGCATACTCTATCGGATCCTCAAATCGTTGAACCTCTGGTATGTTTTCTTCACTACGAGCACGACCCGGTTTTTTCTTTATCTCGTCTAATTTAAATAAACCTTTTTGTTTACCGTCTTTAGAAATAACTTCTACTTTAAGCTTGCCCGGTTTATTAGGATCTCCAAATACTTTTTTACCCACAACAGCATCTGGCATAGTCTTTGTTGAAACTTGAGCACCTTCTTTCAACATTCCTTTTAAAAATTTACCAATATATCCTGACATTAATAATACTCTCTTGCTCTACGAGGATACCAATTCTCTGGAATCTCTTCGCCTTTTAAATCTATAAACCCGCCTTGCCTAAAACGCATCAAAGCCATTGTCATACTATCACAATAGTCATCATGATCGCCATTCGGAAAAGACGCAACTTCTTCAATAACATCTTCAGCAAACTTTTCTCCATCAGGATACCATACTTTACCCGATTCGAATATAGGCGATACAATATGCATCCTCATAGTCTTATCTATACCCCCGCCACCTTTTCGTCTACCCGGACTAAACGTAGTAACAGGCAGATTTAACAATCTTAATTCATCAGCCAAAGGTTGTCCACTCGCTTTTGCCTCAATCAACATCATGTCAGGATCCCAATACTGATTTTCCTCTATCGCAATCTCCTTCAACTCTGGAAAACTCCACCTGCCTTTCTTCGCATCCAACATGATCAAATGCTGATCCCCATCTTCCTTCGGCTCAAATACACCCCAAGTCGTAATAGCACTATAGTCAGCTGTCTCTTTTTTACTGTAAGCCGTATCATAACTCTGAATTATATAATCTAATCGTGGCGTATCTTCCCTCTCCCAAGTCTGCCACCAATCTCTCTTGATCATCGCAACAGCTTCCGATGTCGGGTTCTGTTGCCACTGTGCGTTCCACTTGACCGGGGACAGTGAAGCCTTGACCTTTAATAATTCATCAACTTCCCAAAACTCGGGCCATAATGGTTTATCATTCGGTAAGATAGCAGGAAATTCAATTACCTCCCATTGATCGGACATAGTGTCCATTGCCATATTCTGTACTAAACGTCCTGTCAAATCCTTCTTCGACCATCTCGTCTGCACAATGATAATGGTACCCCCCGGTTGCAATCTCTGTCTCGGTCCAGATGTGTACCACTCATATGTATTATCATAAGCAACCGTGGACAATGCATCTTGTTCCGAGTGCGGATCGTCAATGATCAATAAATCCGCACCACGACCTGTCATTGCAGCACCCACCCCCGCAGCGAAATATTCCCCGCCTTGGCTAGTCTCCCAACGACCTGCAGCTTGGCTATCCGGTTTCAAGTCCGTTTTGGGAAAGATCTCAGCATATATGGGATCGGCAATGAGATCACGAACCTTCCTACCGAATCTTACAGCAAGTTCCGTGTTCATGGTAGCCTGTATGATTTTTAATTTAGGATTACGGCCCAAGAACCACGAAGGCATTAAATATGACGCTAATTCTGACTTCGAGTGTCTAGGTGGCATGTTGATGATCAAACGCTTCAAGTTACCCGATGCAATGTCCTCGAGCTTTTCAGAAATGATTCGATGATGTCTGCCTTCTATAAAACCGTCATATACATGTTTAGCATAGGATAGAAATTTAGTTTGAGCTTCCTCACGAGTTTCAAGTCGCTTGTGCTGTTGTTCCAGTAACAGGACTTCCTGTAACACTTCTTTAGGTAGAGCTTCAAAGTTGTTCATGCCCGAACAATAATACATCCGAATGAAAATATCAATGCTTGTAATAGATGATCGTATTAGTTACCCCTCCCGTCGTATATTGGGGGTGGGGGGTCAAGTTGTTGCAAAGTTGATTTGGTAATTCACATAGTTACCCCATACTCCACCCTAGAACGCAAGCCCACCCCTACGGTCATATGTAGTCAATATAAATGAGACGACTGATTCAATAGTATGTATATTTATAATATAACAAGGACGAAAAACAATAATGTTAGTCCTTATTACTCATAGGAGTTAAACATGAGTGAATTAAGTATCCATCAAGTGACTGATGTAAAAGTCACAAAAAACCAGCATAAAAGTTTTATGTGCGTTACAGTTGTCACAACCTCAATAGATCATCGAGGTGTAACAAATATCGATAAGCAAACTTTCTTTTCTAAAGATAAGAAACTAAAGTTTAAGGTCGATAAAATCCGCACGGTCGAATAACTCCTAGGGTGCACAGCAATGTGCACCCGTCAACTAACGAGGTAAACATGATTAAATTTTTAAAAAACTTTGGAGTATATATTTTAGAATTCACATTCTTACTCACCCTATTCGGATTCGCTTGGTTTATCCTGGTCGTGTTCGGTTAACCTGCTGCTAGGGAGTCAAGCTCCCTAGCTGTCACCAGTGAC